TATAACCAATAGCGGTGTTGTTAGCACCTGTGGTGTTTGCTCCTAAAGATTGTGCGCCAAAAGCCGTATTGTGTGAGGCTGTGGTATTAGCATCTAAAACAGCGTGACCTACCGCAGTGTTTCCAGCACCTGTGGTATTTGCACTTAAAGCCAAATAACCAATTGCAATATTGTCGTCAGCCGTAGTGTTTGCATCTAAGGCATAATTACCGATTGCAATATTTGTTGCACCTGTGGTGTTTACTACTAAAGCATTATGACCAATAGCAACATTATTCGATGCTGACGTATTAGCATTCAATGCAGCATAACCAAGAGCAGTATTGTTTGAACCAGTAACAACAGCCGACATCGTGGCTTTACCTATTGATGTGTTACCAGAACCTCCAGTAGCGTTTGTTAACGCTTGATGTCCAACAGCAGTGTTATTGCTAGTTGTCGTAATCGCATCTAAAGCTATAGCACCAATAGCCGTATTTCCTGTACCTGTGGTGTTAGCATCCAAGGCGCCATAACCTACGGCTGTGTTGTTTGATGCTGTGGTGTTTGTGTCTAAAGCGTAACTACCAATGGCTGTGTTGTATGCACCTGTGGTGTTTGCTTTTAAAGCATTATGACCAATACCAATATTGTTTGATGCTGTGGTATTTGCCATTAAAGCATTAGTGCCTAAAGCAACATTTGATGCTCCTGTAGTATTTACATATAAACTTTTATAACCAACAGAAGTGTTGTTTGATGCTGTGGTATTGGCTTCTAATGCTCTACGACCAACAGCAACAAGTGCTTCACCTGTAGTATTAGCCTCAAGTGCTTCAAAACCAATTGCTGTGTTGTCTGATGCAGTAGTATTTGCTGCTAATGCACTTTTACCCATAGCGGTATTTGAAGCACCTGTGGTGTTAGCTGTTAGAGCTAAAGAACCAACTGCTGTGTTGTCTGATGCAGTAGTATTTGCTAGTAACGCTTCTCTACCTATAGCAACATTATCAGCGCCAGTCGTATTGGCACCCATTGAATTATATCCAATTGCGGTGTTGTAAGCTGCCGTTGTATTAGCATCTAAAGTATAAGAACCAATAGCTACATTGGCTGCTCCTGTGGTGTTATCTTCTAGGGCTTGATAGCCTATAGCAATATTATCACCGCCAGTTGTTGTTGCTTCTGCTGCCTGTGCTCCTAACGCAACATTTCTTGTTCCTGTTGTTGTTTCATTTAAAGATGCATAACCTACAGCAGTATTATCACCTGCTGTAGTTGCACTTGTTAAAGATGCGTAACCAACTGCCGTGTTGTTGTTTGCTGTAGTTAAAGCATCGCCAGAAAGACCACCGATGAGAGTGTTTTTAATGCCTGTGGTTAATTGATCTCCTGCAAGGGCGCCTACTGCTGTGTTGTATCCAGAACCGCTGCTGTTGTTATAAAGACGAAGCGCCTTAAAACCTATAGCAACATTTAACTCAGAACCTACGTTAGTGCCTAAAGATTCATAACCTACTGCGGTATTGCCATCTGCGCCTTGTATTGCATCACCTGCAAGACCACCTACTAGAGTTGTGCGATCGCCTGTGGTTATTGCTTGACCAGCATTATATCCAATTGCCGTGTTGTTGTCTGCTGTGGTGTTTGCTGCCAATGTGCCATATCCAGCACCTACGTTTTGAGTCCCTGTGGTATTTGCTGTTAATGAATTTCTACCTAGTGCAGTATTGCTGTCACCCGTTGTATTGGCATCCAATGCTAAAGCACCCAAAGCCACGTTTGCTGCGCCTGTGGTGTTTGCTGTTAAAGCATCTAAACCTACTGCGGTGTTGTTTGATGCTGTGGTGTTTGCTAATAATGCTGCTCGACCTACGGCAGTGTTACTTGCGCCTGTGGTATTTGCACCTAATGCAGCTTGTCCAACTGCTGTGTTGCTAGATGCTGTAGTATTTGCATCAAGTGTGCCTCTTCCGATTGCCACATTATTATCGCCTGTTGTGTTTGCGGTAAGCGCTCCATCACCAATAGCTGTGTTTCTAGCACCTGTTGTATTAACCAACAACGCCCCCGATCCAATAGCAGTGTTGTATGAAGCTGTGGTGTTTGCTCCACCAGCATTGTCTCCAACGAAAGTGTTGTCTGAACCAGTTGTTATTGCATCTCCAGCAGAATCACCTATGGCTACATTGTCTGTTCCTGTCGTTATGGCTGTACCGAGTGAGCCAGAACCCAGTCCGACATTGCCTGTACCGCCTGTCATATCTAGTACATCGGTGACTGCTGCGCCTGCTCCAGCACCATCGGTAACAATCATCTTGATTCCGCCATTCGGAATCACGACATTTGCGCCTGTGCCTTGAGATATGGTGACTTGATAACCCGCGTTGTTTTGAATAATCCACGTTTTACTGACTGTGTTCGGTGCGAGAGTAACTGTATTCGTTGCGGTAATTGATCCTGCAAGCGTTAAAGCAAAAGCTCTCGCTGCATCAGAAGTACCGTCTGCCATTGTAATTGTGTGAGAAGTACCTGTAATGGTTTCTGAGCCACTACCCCAGGCTTCCGCCACCAATTCTAAATTTGTATTTGTACTCGTTCCCCAAGTACCCGACTCATCGCCTGTGGCGATTTCTTTGAGTCTTAGATCGTTTACATAAGTTGCCATTATATGCCTCTGTTTATTTAATTGATTATAATCTTAATTATGCTATGCCGCAACATCTGTCCAATCTGGGGACTGAGAATCGTCGACCTCGGACCAACCAGGTGTTTGAGAATCATCGATTACGGCCCATTCAGCGTCTTGCCCTGGAACAATGTTCCCCCAAACAAGGAGTTGACTGATTTGGCCTGTTCCATAGATCCCTGTAATTGAAACATCGACACCTATAATGACCGATGGATCACCAACTGCGCCTGTTCCATAGACCCCTGTAATTGAAACAGTGTTTTGGGTTTGAGGGGCTACAGAGCCAACTGCGCCGGTTCCAACAACCGTTGTTGGATAGACGTTTGCGTCACAAGTGACTGTTTCATCGCCCTGGGAAACTGTGGATGCCGTACCGCTAACGCCTGTAATGGCTGTGCCATTGGCAATAACTGTGCCGACTGCACCGGTTCCTGCGACTCCTGTTTCGCTGACATTGGCATCACCACTAACGGTTTCAGTGCCTAAAGCGGTGGTTCCTGCCAGTCCTGTAACGGAAACATTTGAGGCGCCGGTAGCGGTTAAAGAGCCAACTGAGCCGGTTCCTGCGACTCCGGTTTCAGAAACATTGGCATCAGCGGAAATACTTACTGAACTGACTGCGCCGGTTCCTGCGACCCCTGTTTCTGTAACAATAGCTGTGCCAGTAGCGGTTAAGCTTCCTACCGAGCCCGTTCCATAAACCCCTGTCTCTGTAACATTAGCGTCACAGCTAACGGTTTCAGTGCCTAAAGCCGAAGTGCCTGCAAGTCCTGTTACATTAACTGTAACACTAACAATTGCAGGTTCACCCCACGGACCTGTTCCCCAAGTAGATCGACCCCAACCAGCCATAACTGGTTTACGCTATTCTAATAACAGCGTTACTTGCGTCTGCGGTTGGGAAAGATATGGTAAAACTTCCTGCGGTACTTGTCTTGTCTCCACCGAAATCAAAAACTGCAACAGATGGATCACCTGTAGCTGTGTCATTGAAAATCATGCAACCTCTCGCAGTAATTGTGCAAGTACCAAAAGTTAGATCAGCAAAATCGGTGTAAGCCGTTGTACTTGAAGTGGTTGGTTCCACTTTGGTCAACGTGCCTCCCTTTGCTGTATAGTTGGTTCCTGTTGCTTCCTGCGAAGTAGAGTAAGCAGTGGTAGAAGCAGACATAGTGGCAGAACTGGTGTATAAAGCCAGCTTAAAAGTGTTTCCCCCAGTCGAAAAATTATGTTTCGCCTGTAGAAGCTCTTTTTTAAAGCTAGTACACATTGCCTGAGTTATAGCCATTATAGTCTCCTAATAATATTTGCAAGATCCTTATGACCTTGCGATTCCAGTTCATTACCTATTGTACACATGTGGTTTTTAATTGCCTCTTTCATGTAGTAAGTAATAATAAAAAGACACGCTTTTTTAAAGGCATGGGCTTGCGCTCTAATGGGGCCCGGCGCTGTGTCGCTCACCGAAACCAGTTTATCAGTGGCCATTTCAGCAACTTCTTCTACTGTATGGCCTCTACCATGTGTTGTTTTTACTCCAAGGTTTCCTATGGAGAGTGTAAATGAATCAGTTTCCATTAATATTTCTCTGGTTCTGGTGGACCAATGTCTTGTCTCCCCGATACTCCTGAAGGCGCTTCTTCCTTCATAACATCAGAGAATTTTCCGACAACCAGTTCACCTTTGTCTAAATATACTACAGGAGGGTTATCAAGTCTATGGTAGCCATAGAGTTTCTCTTTTAAAGGAACTGTAGTGTCCAATATTGGAGAGCGTGCTCCAATCGAAACATCCATTCCCGCGTCCATGCACTTGGACAACCAAAACTCACAGCACCCTCTGCCCAACTCTCCAAAATGGACGTTTGTTTTATAGCTGAAATCTGCTCCGAAAAGACTGAGTTTTCCCACTTTGTTTAATAAAGCAAAAGCAATGGCGTAGGCAATCGTGTTGTTCAAATATGCGCAACCCAACGCTTTAACCAATTCTTCTAAAGGAAACAATTCTATGGCCGGAACTCTGTTATCAAGTTCGCAAGAATATATTGGGACGTCTAATCTAGGAAGCGTTTTTCTCATCACACGGGTTTGTGGTCCAGCATCGAAAGTATCAAAGAAACGGGAAGCAGGGTCCATCATAAACACGCGGTCACACTTGACAACCGCGCACATGGAATTAATGGCCCACACTTCATCGTATTCCTCGCTGTGAGAAATACTCATATGATAATCCAGTTGGCTTTGCCCCATAGCCACTAAGGCAATGTGTTTGTTTTCTAGCATTTATTACTGTTGTTGCTGCTGTTGTTTAGGAGAAACAAGTCCTCTCGGTCTATCAAAACGGTTTTCGTCTCTCGTGGCTCTTCCTTCCATCAAGGAAATCGTGTTCATAAGGGCGTTCTGAAAACGTTGTTCAAACATGTTTGTTTCGTTTAAGTCTTGTTTCATAAAAATACTGGCTTCTACTAAAGTTCCATAAAGCAATAGATCGGGGGCGTTTGTTGAAACCCAAGTAGTTCCACTGTCCCCGGTTGTTGTTAGTGAGTTAGGCTCATATAAATAATGCAGTTCAAATGTCAGGTTGGCGTTCGGCGTGGGCGCCAATATAAAAGTATCGTCGTCAAACTGGCCATAAAACTTGGGTGTCCCCGTGGTGGCCGCTGATTGTGTGTAATTACGCATAAAACTAGGGTGCTTCAACAATAAATAAGTGTATTCGCTGTCACTGTTTAAAACCGCCAAACTTAAAGGAGCAACGAAATCTGTGGGTGCAGAAAGATAAGGGTTTCCAGAAGCAGCGGTGCCTGTGACATTCTTTCTAAATACGTTCAGTTCAATCGTATTAAAAATCCGGTTTTCCGCTTGTTGTATAAAAGTATCCAACGTGTTCACAAAAGTAGTCTCAGAATTATCCATATAATTCTGAACCGCTGTTTTTAACCCGCTGTATGTAAAGCTCATGTCGTTGGCCCTGCTGTTACTGTAGAACCACCGCCACTAACATCTCCTGTGGTAGCTGTCCCGGTTGATGTAAACTTATAGTTATTGTCGTCTACAACGGTTATTGTATACCCATCGGAGGCTTCAAGTACAGTTGTTGTGATTCCATCGAAAGCCCCTGTGTTACGAAAACGAACCGTGTCCCCCGTTGTCCGGTTGTGTTTAAATTCAGTGGCTTGTATCACCGCATTCTCTCCAGAAGCAAGGGCTCGAAGAGGGTTTAAAGGCAAAAGTGTTTGAGCCGGACCTACGGACACAAAACCCCCGCCGCCTCTTGTAGCACTGGTGGCCGTTCCCGAAGAAACGCCAAAGCTATAGGTGTCTGTGTTTATAACTGTGATTGAGTAGCTGTCCGGGTCTTCTAAAGCAGACGAAGAGAGCCCAGCAAAAGGAGAAGTTCCTCTAAACCTAACTTTGTCCCCGGTTGTTCTTCCATGGTCGTCTTCAAAAACAGTTACTACAGCGCTACTGGCTGTAGATAAAAAAGGGTTGTTTGTCAATAAGGCTTCTGCAACAGGCTCTACTCTAGCGGGCCGTGGATTCCTTATTGCTTCCGCATCAGCGGTGAAGTGTGGTGGGTCCAGTTGAGGTTGTTTAGGTTCCCATTGATCGGGGCCCACTAAATAACCGTCCCAGGTTTTTTTCATGTCTCTTAAACGATAACGAAAACCCGATATGTCGCATATTCCATAGGCTCTTTTTCCGCTTGCAAAAGCCATTATATAACTGTCCTAGCAGGGAGAAAACGAGAACTTACCGTGTCTATATTCTCCGAAGCCGCTCTCTGCCACTCCTCATC